TCCAGTGTAGGTAAAATATTGGGAGTGGATGCAGGAAATATAGTGAAAGTCATCGGAGTAGCATAAATAAGTCGAGTAGAAAAGGAGAGAAGATATGGCAGCAGGAGATGTAATAGTTTTTGAAGAATCTAAGGCAGTAATACTGTCTGGTGGCTGGGAGGCTGCCGATTCTATCAAGATTGCGATTCTTGATAATGGAACCCCCCCAACACCGTCCGATGCAACACCGCAATTAGGAGATTATTCGGAAGTAGGGGCTGCTGGGTCTTATGTTGTCGGTGGTCTTGTTCTTGATACTTGGACTACAATGGTAGCCGAGGCAGCCGGGGTGATGACGTTTGACACAGGCACTAATCCGAATTGGGCACAAAATGGCTCGAATGACACTGATGCCTTTTGGGGTCTGGTCTATAACGTCACCCAAGCTGGTAATCTTGCTATATGTTATGTCGAATTGGGTGGTCCGGTTGATATGTCGGCGGGTGATTTGACGATTACTTGGAATGCATCTGGTATTTTCACCATTACATAGGGGGAGATAACAATGCCTCAAGCACATAGAGACGGCGACAAACGAGCATGTTTAGCCGCTACCACAGTTCAGAACCAATCCACAGTTTTTGTGAATGACAAACTATGGGCCGTGAAAGATTCTTTTGATAGTCACGGTCATGGAGGGTTAATAAATACTACAGGAGATACAGTGTTTGTAGAGGGAAAGCCTGTGATTGTTCATGGTCCAGATCAAGCTAAACCGGATGATGCAGGTCATGTTTTGAGTCAGGATCAAACAGCAGAAGGATCACCCAATGTATTTGCCTATGGGGGATAGAGGTGAATGCTGACATAACAAAGCTCAAAGATCAGCTATTAAAAGATGCGGCTGATCTGAAGGTGTGTCGGAACTGTAAGCTTTGTTGGATTCGGGAAGATCAGGAACATGGGTATTGCAAGTATCCTGGTTGGGACCGTCCACCAGAAATCCCATTAGTTGTTCATGAATATTATGTTTGTGAGCATTGGAAATCGAAAGAGGAAAAGGACGATGAAAAATAATGGCTACTGATGGAAGAGTAACAGAATCTTCAAAACAATCCAAATATCCTCGCAATTCTGTCTTCGAAACTCCGGCAGGGCATCAGTTACAAGTTGACAATACTCCTAAAGGCGAACGGATTTTCTGGAGACATGCAGCCGGGACGTATATGGAAATTACTGCGGAGGGAAACGTCATAAATTTTGCAGTCGGTGATTCCATGACCTATAACAAATCCGGCGAGACAACCACTATTGATGAATGTTCTGATGGGAAGTGTTTTGGTCATAGTAAGAGTCAATCTGGAGGTGGGGATAACAAAGAGATATCCGGGAACACAGGTATTGCATCGGGTAAAACAGTAGCATTCGTTGTTATGGGAGATGCCAATATCAAGTGCGAGAATGCTTATGTCGGGGCCAATAAGAATCTAGGCATCAATGTTACCGGGGATGCAGACCTGAAAGTGAAGGGGAACTTTACAGAAACAATAGGTGGAGATATGACGACGACGGTAGCAGGAACACGACACACCAAGGCATCAAAAATCAAGCATAATTAGGGGAAGGGGATGGAATTCACGGTCAAGAAGGGCAAGAAGTACAAGGCGCGGATCAAATTAGGGTGGATTGAGAGTTTCGCAGATAATGGATCACTAGGGGACAAGTTCAGGTTTATCGGGTTTGATCGTGTGATCGTAAAGGGGAATGGAAGCGAGAGGATAGCAGAGGGGGTATGGATGAGGAATACCGCCACTACCACCCTGCCTTCTCAAGTAGTGGAGATGGTCGAATTAGATGATTAGGTTCGCGTTGGTCAGAGGTGGGGTATATAGGGCTCGTGTTGTCCTGAATTGGGCCGAGTCATTTGCTGGTAACGCTCTTGTTGCCGCTAAATTTCGTACAGTCGGCTTCTCAGACATAACGGTGAAGGGTTCCGGGTCACAGAGGATCATAGAAGGCAGTTGGATGCATGACGACGTAGAGGGTGATATGCCTTCTCAAGTTGATGAGGTCATTGAAGTATCGAGACCTGATGTTGTCGTTCCTCCTTTGCCTCGTAAAAAGATAGAGAATGAATGTACTTGTATTGAAGGTGGAAGCAAACCCGGACCAGTTCATATGGATGGTTGCGCGTGGTGGAGAGAGGAATATGAGAAGGTAAAACAGACGTGGGTTTGGTATGACCCGAGAACTTGGTTTTATTGGTTATATAGGGAGAAAGAAGATGCCTAGAGAACAAAAACCCTGTGGATGTGAAGGTCCTGAGAAATGCAGAAAGTGTGCAATGCTTGAGGCTCATAAATGTAGAATTAACGGAGATGAAGAGAAGTTCGAATCCTGGTTGGCAGTGGCATGTGGGTTGATGAATAACGAGAGGCTACGGAAATGAAAAGCATACCGACAGTCACAAAGACTTGGTGGCCTGTTGCTATGGCCAGTTTTGTGATGATTGGGATGCTGACGACTGGAATGTTATGGTACACAAAGGTCATGGCAGAGGATTTCATAGAGATAAAAATGGACAGTCTGTACAAAGGGCTCGATAAACGCCTAGTCGAACAAAACCAATCTTTGCAGAAACTCTATCGCAGTCACCATGAACGGAAGGGACGGTACGACGAAAGACTCAAAGGGCTGGATAATAAACTAGACCTTATCCTTCAATTCCAACAACGGAGATAGAGATAATGAGTGAGTGGACCGAAGAGATCAGACAGAAAATCCTTGATCAACTGGAAGAGGGCATCTACCAATTCACCGATGACTTTAAGGTATATCTAAATGAAGAACGTGAGTTTATGACCACTGGCAGCGCGCAGTATCGACAGGATTACAAATGTGCTATGGGCTCTGGAAACTCTCGTCAATGCAGGGCTGAAGCACGTAAGCATATGACACTTAAAGATCAAGAGGAAGAGTTTGCTGAACATTGTGCATTGAGTGATATGATTTCTGGTGAGTTCCATCCTGATTTCCAAATTCGAGAACTGTGTAAGGCAAAGGCAAGAAGGGACGGGTTATTGTAAAATGGTAGTCGCGGCAGCAGACAGATTTACGATTGAGAACGCCAAAGTCAGGACCTATTCTGACTTCTTGACGAACTTTGACAAGAATCCCAATACTGGCTTTCTCGCCCAGGTCACTAATGAAGAAGCCGTAAAACAGTCCATCCGTAATCTGGTACTGACAGAAAGGACAGAACGATTTTACAGAGCGGCTACGGGTTGTAAGATTTATTCTCTGCTGTTTGACCAGATTGATCCTGTGGTCGCCATGACCATCGAAAACACCATAAAAGAGACAATCAAGAACAGCGAACCAAGAGCCATTGTTCACACAGTCACAGCTACCCCCCATTCAGAGTTCAATTTTTATGCAGTGACGGTCGTTTTTGGTATTGCTGCTATTCCTGATCAGACATTTGACCTGTCACTTATGTTGAGAAGGGTAAGGTAGATGCTTGAATCGGTTGCTAAATAAAGGGGGTACTAAGTTGTGGCCAAAATTACCGTTTTTCATCATATGGTTGCTGCAATACGAGATAATGTCCCTGATTATAAAGCGCGTGTTATCATCTTCTGTGAAATCATAAGGCTACTCGACAAAGAAAAGTTAATGTCCACTCGTTTTCTTTTAGGAGAAGACCCGGCCTTTGATGAGGCATACAAGAAGGTTAGAAGCAAAAAATAATGGCCAACCGCGACTCGATCACAGCATCCATTAACCTTGTAGACCTGGATTTTGCCAGTCTAAAGCAGAGTTTCAAGACGTACCTGTTAAGTCAGGCTGCCTTTCAGGATTATGACTTTGAGGGGTCCAACCTAAACGTTCTCCTCGATCTTCTGGCCTTCAATACGTTCAAAAACTCCTTCTATCTGAACATGGCGCTCTCTGAAGGTTTCTTGGACTCAGCCCAACTCCGCAATTCGCTTCTCTCCCATTCAAAAGAGCTTAACTACCTCCCACGATCTGTCCGTAGTGCCGTCGCTAATGTTACCGTGACATTTGAGGCATCCGGGGTCACACAGCCATATATCATTCCTAAAGGCTCTCAGTTCTCCACGCTTATCAAAAACAGCTCCTTTGTCTATACGACGCCAGAGACGATTACAGTCTCGTCGGCCAACAACACGTTTTCGTTCTCGACTGATGTTTTCGAGGGTGTATTCAGGAAAGACGCCTATACCTTCCTCGACAACATAGATAACCAACGATTTAAACTCACAAACAAGAACGTTGATACTCGCTCTATTGCAGTTTCAGTGTTTGAAGACGGGACGGAAATTGGTGACATATATACGGTCACTTCCACC